GACCCCGAAAACCCGAACAACCCCACCTGACGGCCCGATTTGGGGGCGCTGCGGCCCCGCCAGCTACCCCGCACAAGGCGCACCAGCTATTCCGCTGGGCTTTCGCTATCGTAAGCTACTGGGATTTGTTCGGCTTCTATGGGATTTTCTGCTGGTGTTACGTCAATCATGCGATCTTTAGCACGTTGCATAAATTCTTGCAGTTGCTCAATGATTTGATCCCGTGTTAGGTTATCAACGTTTTCATGCGTTACATGGCTACGGGCAACCATTAGCCCCGTGACCTTTAACCTGAGTTCTTCTGCTTTGATGGCTGCGGAGAAGTTACCTTCTTGCCATGCTTCATCTCTGAGGCGTTGCATATCCCGAACAGATTTGGTTATGGTTACACCGTATTTGCTTTCGAGTTCCTGCCGCATCTCTTCCATGCGTTCCTTGACGCGTGGATGATTGAGAAGCTGCACAGCGGAAACGTTTGGGTTCTTGTATCCTGCTGCTCTGGCTGCTGCGGTTTGCGTCATGTCTTTGTGAACGTAGTTATCTAAAAACTTTTGCTGCTGGGGCTGCAATCTGCGTCCACCCTTTTCAATCTGCTCACCTACTTTTGGCATCTGCTGGCTCAACCCGAATAATTTACCGTGTTATTAGAATACCGCTGGGAGGCTGCTGACGCAAGCCCAAAAGCTCCCAATAGTTCCCAAGCTACGACAGTTGGTCGGCACATCTATTTTACGTCAGGGGGAATGGGTATATTCCCCCCCTTATAGGGGGGTGACGTAGTTGACGTAAAATAACCTATTGATTTTATTACATTTTCTACGTCAAAACGCAAAGTTGACGCAGTTGACGAAAACGGGTTAAGTGTTTGATTTTATTACATATTCTACGTCAACGTCAACCGCGTCAGGTTTTGACGTAAAAAAAGTTGACGTAAAAAATCGTTTAAAATCAATGGGGGTAAAAAGCATAACTTTTTTTATATTAGGGGTTGACTGTCCCAAATAGATTTAATAGAGTTGGGATAGTCTAGTATAGAGGAGTTTATAAATATGACAAAAGCACAACAAATCATTCATGAGTTTTCGCTTTTATGTGGAAGTCTTTTTATTGATATTCATATTGCCTTAGAAAATCCAAGAGTGAGGCAACAATTAGCAATTAAAGAGCCAGTAGAAAACAAAGTAAAAAGTCTTAGATTTATTTTAGAAAGTGAGTTTTGATATGACAGACACAACAGCAAAAACCCGTATCATCCGCGACCTTCAAGGCGACCTTATGGATAGCGATAACGTTACCCGCCGTTACTTTCGAGCGTGGTTAGATGGTTCATATTTAGGTGAACAGCATTACCGCACTAATAAAGAGTTTTTGATGGCACACCGCACCGAGCCAAAAAAGTTGCGTTCGTGGGTTATTAACCAGTTTACGCAGTTTACCGCGACTGATGCTTATTGCTCTTACGGTTACGCTCAAAAGGTTATTGTTGACACGATTGACCGCGACACACTGGAAAAGCTGAACGATGCGCTTATTGATGATGCGCTTGATCTTATCGCGTATGATTTAGAAGTAGCATAAACCGAACACATCCACCAAAATTTTAGCCCCTGCATTTTGTGCGGGGGTTTTTTATTGTTGACACTTGGGATTTTATGGGATAAGTTTATTTATCTAGTAAAGAAAGGAAATAATAATATGTATTATCTAGCATATGGAATGAACACAAACCGCCACGCGATGGCGAACCGTTGCCCGAAGGCCAAACCGATGGGCGGCTTTTACTTACCTAAACACCGTTTAGTTTTTCGTGGTGTTGCAGACTTTCGACAAGATGAGGACATGGTTTTGCCTGTTGTCTTGTGGGAGATTTCGCACGATTGCTTGAGGGCGCTTGATGCGCTTGAGGGTTATCCGCATTTATACGACCGCCGAAAGATCAACGGCGAGTGGTTGATTTACGATATGAACGGCGACAAGGGCGCAATTCGTGAACCGAGCATGCACTATTATGATATGATCGAAGAAGGCTACAGAGATTTCGGCCTTGATGATTGGTATCTAAGAGCAGCAGCTAAAGAAGCGGAGTTGGTAGCATGAGCAAGAAAGATTTATTGATTGCGCTATTCGAAGAAATGGAGAACGACCTAAAGCGAATTGATTGGCAAGATGTTTTTATTGCCTGTTCTGCATTTGGTTTAGTTGTTCTCTGGATTTTGGGAGTTGTTTATCAATGGTGGTAGAACCCGACATAACCCGAATAATATGAAGCCCCCGCATGAATTTAAGCGGGGGTTTTTTTTGACCTACAGCAGTGTTGTAAGTTCCAGTGGTATTTTAATAACCCGAACAATTTACCGGATTACCTACAGCAGTGTTTTGTGTACCAATGGTTTTTATAATACTGCTGTAGGTTTTTGCTTGCGTCCCAAGTTTTCCCATGCTATAAGATTTGCACAGTAGCCCGAACCCGATGGTTTTGCCTACTGCCTCAATAACTAGACTAGCCCCCGATCTTTTATTTGATGTCTAAGATTGGGGGTTTTTTTATTTCATTTAGATAAATTTTTTTATTGACAACCCACAACAGTTGGGATTATATGGGGCATGTCTAGCGAAAAGGAGATTTTATTATGGGTTTAGATATGTATTTAAGAGGCGATAAGTATATCAGCCAGTACGATCATTCACAGCAAGCGCCCGAAGGTGATTCTTTGGAGGTCAAGCGTCCCGTCATTGATGGGTTTGAAGTTACGTCTTACAACCTTGATATTGGTTACTGGCGCAAGTTCGCACCGTTACATCAGTATATTGTGAAGGTGTTTGCGAATGATGTTGATGAATGTCAGCAGATTGACCTGAGTGCCGATGATTTGCGAAGGATTGCTACCGCGTTACGCGATGGTGGTTTGCCCGACAATGAGGATTGCGGTGGGTTCTTTTTTGGCAATCCCGAATTTTGGGATGAAGACCGAGCCGATGGTGAGAAACACGCGCAAGTTTTCGACAGTGCTGCGGAGTGGGTTGAAAGCAATTCTTGGAACAGCGTTACCTATCAGGCGAGTTGGTAAGATGGATATGAAAAAATACTACAGTCAGTTGATTGGCACAAAAATTGTGGGATTTGAGTTTGAGAAAGACGAATATTCGTTAGAGCCTTTTCCTGTTTTTACGTTGGCATTCGGAGATCAAAGAATCAAAATGTCTATTTCAATGGATTCAGAGGGCAATGGCGGTGGCTTTGCATTTATTGAAAATGCTTAAAATGATCCCATGCCCCGATTGTGATGGCGAAGGGCGGGTTGAGTATGACCTGCCCCGACCACACGGCTTTGGTCGTGACGTTGGTTATATTGATACCGTGATGGACGATTGTGAAACTTGTTCTGGTCATGGTGAATTGGAGGAAGAAGAAAATGAGTGAAGTAGATGATACGATGTGCATGCATTATGTTCGGGATAGACTGAACGGGCTTGTGACGGAAAGCGATTTGCTTAAATTTATTGATGAAGTTGATCACGGTCTGCGGGTAAACGAAGAGTGGCGGAAGTCTAATCCGGTTACATTACCCGAACAAGTGTCTGTTGATCCCGAAGATTTTGATGTTCAAACTGCGATTGATAACATTAAGCGTGATTATGTTGAGAGGGCATTGACCCGATCAAGGAATGTCAGCAGCGCAGCGAAGTTGTTGGGCTTGCAAAATTATCAAACATTGCAAAACTGGATGGATAGATTGGAGATTGATCATGGATGATGATGGCTTTGAAACTGTTTATATGTTCCCCGATGTTCACAGAGACAAGTTCTCTGTGGAGGTCGAGGGTACTGTAAATCGTGTGTATAAGGTTGATGCTGAAAGCAGCGCAAAGGCGACTGAGTTGGCGCGTAGAGAGTTCTTTTTGGAGTTCGGTGGCGACAAAGAAGCAGTGCAAGTAAACGATGTTTGGAAAAGAAATGATTGAATACTTTACAGCTTTAATTCTTTCGTACACTTTACATGACAATAAAATAGATACGATTGTTTGGTTCGAGAGCGAGAAGCATTGTTATTCAGCCATGAGCAGTAGAACGTTTGATAACTTCTATGATCATATGTTCGAGTTATATGGTAATGATATTATGATGTCTTGTTACGTTAGCGAAAGGCAATCAAAACAAGTTGTTAAGCCAAAGATTAGACCGAAAGGATTGGGTAAAAATGGATGATTTGCTTTTGAACGTGAGCGAGGAGGTCAGGAAACTGCAACGCAAAGTAGATGATGCCGAGTGGGATGATGATCCGAGGATTGCTTATTTAGCGCGTGAGTTAGCGCATTTTAAGGAGTTAGAAGACGAGGGCGTTGTTTATGAGCCTAAGTTCTGAGCCTTTAACTCCAGAAAAAATTGAGGAGATCGTTGATGATCTCCTCCAAAAACTTCCAGAAACAGTTTCGATTTCGAACACCAGAAATATAGTTTGCGAACTTTTATTCGGGTTAGGTGTTCACCCAGATGATCTTCCTATTTTTTTATTAATGGTTGTTGATGCGTATATGGGCGAACGCAGAGTTGATATGTTAGAAAGAAAGTGATAGGCTTCTAATAATTCTGGAGATTTGTTCATGTCTGCTCAATTTTATGGTTCAATGCCTTTTGCAAATTCTGTTCGTCAGCAGCCACTTGACTTATCTCAGTTTGGTTTGGGTGCGTTGTTTCAAAGATTAGGTGCAGCGCAGCCAACCGAAAACAGAATAACTCGCGATGTTCCTCAAGCAGCGGTTATGACGCAAGGCCCGACAGCCTCTCGCCCTGCACAAGTTCTAGCGCAACCCGCAAATCCGTTTGAGGGCAACGAGCAGTATCAGGCGTTGATGGAATAT